TTCGATTTTTGCGTATAAAGCGCTGCGCGCACTTTCAAATTCGCTTTTCCGTTTTTGGATTTCCTCTTTATTCATTTTTTGCTCCTACAGTGAGATTAAATCAAGTTTTTGCAACAGTCGGGCGCGCTCTTTTTTTACGTGTAAGGCGTCGCGCTCCTGCTGTTCTTCCGTCGCCTTGTCTGTTTTGGCAGGTTTTTCTTCCGCCCGCTCCTTTTTGCTTTCATCTTCAGGCGCAGCCTCGTTTTTCGGAGCGGACTCCGTTTTTTCGTCTGCGCTTCGCGCTTCAAGCTGATTTATGACTTTTTGCAAGTCCTCTGCAAGCGGTTTTAACAACTGCACAACTTCTTCGTCCATCGTTCCACCTCTTATTTTTTTTGTGTCGCACACTGCGTTTCTCATGTCAACCGACGAGTTTGCCGTCGGGTAAAACGGGAAGACAACGCCGAACGACACTTCCAACAGTTTCACTTCCCGCAAGTAACAAACCTTTTCTTTTACGTCTTCTTTCACGGGGATAAAAGCGAAGCTCATACCCGCGCAGTCGCCGCGCTCAATCGATACGACTAAATCCTGCGCGTAACTGGTCGCAGGAAGCTCACAGCGGCATTCAAGCCCCGCTTCGGTCGATTGCAGGGTAAGCGTTCCCGTTTCCGTGTTGCCCAGCGGAAAATCGTCGTTATGATTTTTCAGCGCGACAATACGGCGCTTACTGTTAAGGCTCTGATTAAACGCCGTGTTTGTTATCACCTCTTTGTAGGCGCCCGAAAGGGAGCTTCCCTCGCTGTTATACGGGATAGTGCCGACAAGGTACTTCTTGCCGCCCTCTCCGTCCTCGCTTCGCATTTTTATGTCGCGCAAAAAAAACGTTCGTTCATTTTTCATGTCTTCCTCGTATAATAGGTCATTTACTTTTTGTCATCGCCGATTTTTTGTTCTTTTTTTTCATTTTCTTCACCGGCTTTTTCCTGCGCTTCGGCAAGTTTAAGCCGCGAGCTTGCAAGGTATGCATCGACGATTTCTTTTTGCAACGGGATAAGGTTTGCCGGGATAAAAAGATTGTCCCCCGCTTCGTCTCTCGTTGCGGGGCGTCCCTCAAGGCTTCGAATTTCATTCGGGGTCAAAACGGCGTTCCCTAGCTGTTTCATATAGCTATCGATTCGCGACTGCAAACTCGTGCGCAGCAACGTGTTAAAATTAAACTCGACGTAACTTTTTCCAAAGTCAAAGCGATCGAGCATTTTATTAAGGTACTGCGCGACGGTTAGGGCGATCGGCCGGATAGCGTTACCCAAAAACAAGATGTGCAACGCCTCGATGTCGAATTTCGTATCGCCGCCGGTAAAACCCTGCGGCACCCCGAAAATCTCGTTGACAATTTCTTTTTGCTCTTTGCGGTTTTCGAAAAACTGCTGTTCCCGCTGGCTTAACGGGGAGCCTTTAAGGCTTGAAAGCTTCAAGCCTTTAAGCAAAACTATCGGCTTGGATACGTTTTCGCTTCCCGAATACTCGTGTATAAACTTGTCGCGGAACGCGTAGGCCTGTTCGTCCGACACGTTGTCAAACTTTTCGGATATATCCAGTACGGGGCGGTCGCCCTCGACCGCATAATTTTGCGTAGATTTTTGGAGCTGCGCGTTTAAATCGCCGAAAATATCAAACGTTTTCGCATGCGCCTCGAATACGCTCTTTCCTTTTGTGCCGTTGTAACAAAAGCGGCTGGGAATATGCAGCACGTTTTTTGCCGTGTACGTTTTCCCGTGATAGGTAAACGTTTTTTGTAAGTCATCTCCGCGCTTCACGTAGGTTTCGTTCGGCGGCAGGCGAAACATCGCAGTCGGGCGCCCCTCTTTTGGGTCGATATGCAAATATATAAAAACGTTGCCGTATTTCAGATAATCATACGCAATCTGGTAAAAAAAATTAAACTGTACCTCATCGGGGTTCGGGTTTCTAATCAAGTACGCAAACCAGTGTTCTTCGTCTTGTTTGTTATTCCGGCTGCGGAACACTTTAAGCGAGAGGCTGGCAAAGTATGCCGCGATTAAATCAAGCGAGCCGATTCCGTCGTCCTCTTGGCTTTTTACCAACGACGCCAAAGTCGGCACCGAGTGGAGCGTATACCGTTCAAGTCCCGCAACGTTGCGTTTTGCAAAAGTGTTTTTCAGCATGTCAAAAAATTTCATTCGTGCCTCTCGTATAATAGGTCATTCAGAGTGCGCTCAAAAGGTCAAAACCCGAATATTTTTTCTCTTTTTCTTCGCTGCTCACTAAAAGATAATGCGCCATAATCGAGGTTATAACCGTGTCTATTTTCGCCCCCTCTTGCAATTTGAGGGGCTTTATGTTGTCGTTTGCATCGGGCTTTATAACGACGTTGCTCAAGCACCATGCCATAACCGGATTTTTATCGACGATTTTTTTATCGAGGACGTTTTTTTCAAAAAGCTTCGTCGGCTCGGAGATGCTCGCAATGTTTTGCTTAAACTCGACAAGCTCGATTTGAGCCGGAAGTTCCTTGCTTAAATCCGCGATAAGCGCCTGCGCGTGCCATGGGTCGTATGCGATTTTGTCTATCTGACATTCTTGCGAGATTTTCAAAAGGTCGTTCACTAAAAACGTATAGTCAATCGTTGCCCCCGGTATAACCGAGATAAGCCCCCGTTCTATCCATTCGGCATAACCGGTATTCTCTTTGGCGATTCGGTCAACCGCCGTTTCTTCGGGGATATAGACCTTATGAGCGGCAAAAAACACCCCCTCATCTTCCCAGTAGAGTGTAATGACGGTTAAGTCCCGCACGCTTGCAAGATCGAGCGCGGCCATTACGCGTTTGCCATAATACTCCGATGTTTTTTCAGGCTGTTTAATCCAGACGTCATAACTTATCCAGTTTGACCCCAGCGCGTTGCGCCAAACGTTATACGTCTTTGCTAAAAAGTTCGCTTGTGTACTAGGGCGGTTTATTGCCCGCTGCAAATCCTGCTCGAGCATTTTCCGATTCGTGATAACGTCTATACTCGGATTCGCCTTTTCAAGGTTTGCGCCGTCTTTCCAGTCATCATCTTTGTCGATCGTGTAGATAAGCGCAAAATAGGCGTCGTCGTTTTTATTCGTACCCTCAAGCATTTTTTTTGCTTCGCTGCTCTCGTAGTAACAAGGCAGGGTTACGTCGATTCCCGCGGTCGTTATGATGACGACTTGCCCGCCCGATTTCCTCGCCCGCATACCCTGCAAGCTGGCTTGCAACGGTTTGTCGGTGTAGTACTCGTGGTACTCGTCCAAAATGGCAAAACTGTTTTTGTAACTGTCGAGCTTTTTTGTATTCGAGCTAAAAAAACTAATCTTGCTATTTTTATACACGATGGCGTTTGCCCAGCATTGGCAAATAGCGTTCAGCTCTTCGGTTCCCTTGATTATCGCCTTTAAGTCGTTAAACGCCTTTTGTGCCTGATTTTCATCGCCGGAGAAAAAATAACTTTCGGCACTTTCGGTCGCCAAAAAATTATACAACACCGTCGGAAACAGGATCGAGGTTGTTTTACTGTTTTTACGCGCAACCTCGACGTATGCTATCTGCGTTAAAAAACAATTTTCATCGTCCTTTTTTGTAAACAGGTATATGCCCGCATAGGCAAAAAACTGCCACGGGATAAGCTCAAGTTTTTTCCCGATGTCCGGGATAAAAAGATTTTCAGCAAAGTTGACAATTTCTGCCAGTTTCTCCCAGTTTGCAACATACCCGGCAGGCGGCGTCTTTACCATGCGTTCAAAGCGCTTGACCGCAAGCTTCGTGTAGACGCAGGTTTTTACTTTCCCCGTTTTCACGTCCGAACAATATTCGCCGATTATTTTTTTTACTTCGCTTGCTGTTCTCATGTCTTAATTCTTTTTTTTATTTATCAGTTTTTGCACCGGGTTCCGCTCCGCCTCGTTCAAACGTTCCTGTAATTTCAAATTCTCGTTGAGTGCCTGCAAATTTCCCAGCGTCATTTGCGTGCGCGCTTGCGGTGTCAAAAAAAACTTACTGCCTAACGTGTTAAAAGCTGCGACCTGTTTCAAAAAAAGTTTTTGCAACCGCTCGTACATCGGGAGGTCTTCCCAGACGTCAAGGCGGTTTATCTTTTGGCGCACCTTGCATATGTCGTTCAAGATTAAATACAAATGCGTCAGCTCCGGCACGTCAACTTCGTAAACCGATTTCAGCGTTACCAGCATGTCAGCATGGGCTTCAAAGGCCGCCTCTATTTTTTTATTTCCCAGCGCCTTTATTTCGTCCGGCACGTTGATTTTCTCCGGCACCGCTAAAATATTTGCGACCAAAACATCAGTGTTGTTCTTGTGCCGGCAAGCCTGATACGTCCCCTCAAGTTTGTGCTGCGCAGTGCTTTTCCTCGGTCGTCCTTTCATTTTTACAAAACTCCTTTTCGTGTCGTTTTCGCATAGCCGTTTTTTCGACTCTTTGGGGGGTGTTCTACGGCTCGCCACACCTCATAATAATAGGCCGTATGGGGTCAGCCTATCACGTATCGCCGTACAAACTGCCGTATGTCGTCCTTGCTCCGCCTCGCGTTTATCTCGCTTGCTGTCTTGAGCCGGTGGCACCTCTCGCATAACACCTGTAAGTTTTGCTCATCAAAAAACAAGGCCTCATCTCCCCGTGGCGGCTGAACATGGTCAACGTGCAGGCTCTCGCTGCTCCCGCAAAGACGGCAACGAGGACACGCTTGTAATATCCGCTGCCGTAAAATCCGCCATTGTTTGGTACGGTAATAGGCGAGGTTCGTGCGGCGAGCGTGGGCAAACAAATCCTGCCGCTTCTGCTGTCGTATCCTGTCGCGCTCTTGGGCAAGCTCTTCGTGCTTGTCGCAATACCCTGCACAATCTAAAAGCGTTTTACATCCGCGCCAGCTGCAATAATATCTTCGCACTGCCATATGTCCAGCTCCTCATCTGTTCGCTTGCTTTTAATAACAACGTGCTTACAGTCATAATAAATATAGCTCGTGAGCCGTTTAATCGGCGCACCCTTACGCAAGATAAGTTTACGCTCAACGATAGTCGTCGCAACGTCGTGCGCCTTTTCTTCAACAGCTGCAATAAAAACACCTGCATTCTTGCCGTAGTTTATGATGTACCGCTTGGCAAGGTCGTACGCTATTTTGTACGCCCGCTCGAGCGCACTCTTGTCGGCACACTCTAAAAAACTGTTTTGCGCTTCCTCAAACTCTTTGTTGTGATTCGCTACCTTTGCGCTTCTCCTTGCCATTCTCCCGCCCGCTAAAACAAATCTTGTTGCCTGTCATTTATGTTTACGTCCTCAAAGCCCTTGATTGCCCTGTCCACCTCTTTTTCGAGCTGTACCGCTGTTTGCATATCAAGCGGCCGGCGAAACTTAAAAAAGGCTTTTTGCGCCGCCCTCATGTCCTTGACCAGCTTTACAAACTCGCCCGTCAAAACATACCCCCTTTTTTGGCGCGGTAACTCTCCCAGTCGAAAATACAAAAGTCGGCCGATTCGGTGAGCCGGTCAACACTCGCTTGCCCCAGATACGCAATAAAGTCTTTTTGCGACAGGTTGCTTATAAGCACCGTCGGCAAACGGTTGTTATAACGCTCGTTGATAATCCGGTACAAACAGTGTTTTTCAACGGTTGCCGTCGCGCCCGATTCGGTGCGGCCTATTTCGTCGATCGCCAAAAACGACGCCTTGCCGTACCGCCGGATAAGCTCGGCCTGCGTGTATTTTGCCGTAAAAGATTTTGCCGCTTCGTATTCCTCGCGGATAACGTCGGAAAGCCGAAACAATCCGCCCAACTCGTATAATAGGCCTGCGGCAAGGTGCGTTTTACCTGTGCCGGGATTCCCGCATAAAACAAGCGTACGAAACTTTCCGCAGCGCACGTCTTGCAAAAACCGGTTTACTTTCTCGACCGCTTCGGCACCTTTCGCGGTCGGTTTGTATGTTTCGATTCGCTCGGCAAAAAAGATTTTTCCCACGCCGGACGATTCAAAGCGCTTTTGCCTTTGCCACTCCGCCTCTTGCTGCATAAGGCGCTCTATTTCTTCGTCGTGCCGGCGAAGCTGCTCCGGCGACATGCAGGAAATCACCTTGAAAAATTGCTGCATACCTACCTCCCGTTAAAAAGTGCCGCCATAGCATCGACGTCGAATTCTTTGTCCGTTTGCGCAATAGGCGGTTCGCGAGCATTGTATTTTCGCGTTGTCGAAGAAAACCCGTTTTGCTCCCACGTTCTTACTGCCGCCTGCCAGTCTTTCATGGGCGTTTTCCCACTGGCTTTCCATCCGCGCGCCTCGTAATAATCCCAAAAGTATTGAGCGTCGATATTATTTTTACGGTCGGCACAATACGCCCGTATTTCGCCGACCGTAGGCTTGGCAAAACGCCGTTTCGAGGACGCTTGCGGCTCTACGGGGGAAACACCCGAATCCCCTGTAAGGGGTTCGGATAAATCATTTTCATTTCCCTTTACATTAACATTATCATTATCATTAACATTAACATTATCATTTACATTAGGGTTATTTTTTGGTAAACCCAAACCGTCATTTTCAAAACCCATAGGGTTTTTATTTTGCACACCGTTTGACAACCCATTGGGTTTTTCTTCTATTATATTATTATTTTCTTCCTGCTTCCCACTGGATTCTTTTTGTGGTCTACCGCCCAAAGAGCCGTACTTTCCGTTTTCTCGGCGCTTTTTATTAGCGTCGAGTTGCGGCCTTATGAGCGTAAAAAGCATTTTAGGCACGCCGGTTAATTCCGGCGCTTTGTCAAACAAAGCATACTCGTTAATCGCCCGCATAAGAGCGCCATACTGCTCATTGTCAAGCTCGCCTGCCGCCTCGGCAAACGAGGCGTAAAATATAAAACTATCTGTCATTTTTTTACCCCTTAAAACCTTTTTTATAGTACAGATGCCAATATAAAAATTGCCACAAGTAAAATCGCTGCAAATGTATACGCGCATACAATTGTTATTTCAAATATTTTCCAAAACATTATTACCCCTCGTTTTTTTTTGTTTCAAAAAACTCTCAAACTTTATACAAGGCTCCATAACATCACTGGACAAGTGTTCGAGTTTTCTCCACAGAAACTCGCACTGATTTTTATTAACCGTACAGGTTTTAAAACACACACTGGTTTCAAATTCGTCTTCTATTCTTTTTTCAAAGGCGGTTTTTCGGTATTGCGGTTTTTTCCAGAAAGCTTTTATTGAATTCATTTATTCCCCCTTACCTTTAAAAAGATATTCAAGCACCCTCTGGTGTTTTTCCCCGTCTGCCTCGGCTTCTTCTTTTCGGTATCGCTTCGAGCCTTTCCATTCGTTATACAAACTCCACGCCCTGTAATAATTATCATAGTAATCAAAAGAATCTCTGATTTCGTAAAGTTTTATTTTATCGTTCATTTCTCCCCCTCTCTTATCCAAGTTTCAACGGTTTTTACCTGCATACCAAGACTGTGAGCAATGAATATCTCAAGCTCTTCCCCCTCCGAGGTGTAACTGGAGGGAATAACTGCAACCGAATCGCACTGTGTTACCAGCTCCTCAATACAGCGCCGCACACACGTCTCCCAACCCCAGCCGTCGTCGCAAATATCAAGCGGCGATATTACCGCATAACCCGCTTCGGTTAAGTCTTTACGTGCGGCCTCGAATTCCCGCTTGTAATTCGGGTTGTGCGTTATCGCGCCCGATAAATACAACGTTCTCATTCTGTCGTTGCCTCACGCTGTACACTGTTCCAGTGAGTTTTTATTCTTTTAAAAACATCTTCTGCGGTTAGCCAGCCCAAAGCACTGTCGCCCGTTCCCTGTTCTTTCGCTTCTGTCATCAACCCCATTATTTCAAGCAAGTCGCGTGAAGCCCCGTAAGAACCGGTAAACTCTACAACGGAACAGACTGTCTCTCCGTCGATTGAATAAATCAAATGGAACCCGTCAAAACATTTGCTATCCCACACAAAAGGGATTTTTGCCTTTTCAAGCATTTCCTTTAATTTTAAGATTTCCGTATACATTTATTTTACCCCCTCATACTTGCGCATTTCCGCGCCCAAAATTGTAAATGCCAGCCGTAAGCACTCATACGGCCTGTATCCGATGTTGCACGCGTCGTTGCATTTAAGGCTGCACACCATAGCCACATTAAGCGGGTGGTCTATAACAAGCGCTCCCCACTTGCGCCGATTTGCTTGCGTATTGGCTATACGGTGCGCAGCTTGTGCCGTACTCCAATCGAGTAGCTTGCCGCATACGGCGCATACTCCGCTACAGGTTGCCATAGCAATAGCGCGTTGATTGCTTTGTGTGCCGCTCATATTCGTACCCCTTAGCAAAACAAATACGGGCGGGATGCCGTCAAAACCCGCTCATTTGCTTTCTTACAAAATTCTTTTTTTTTCTCAAATCCATATGCCCTGCGTCCTAAGTTTTTAGCCGCTAAAAGCGTCACGCCGCTTCCTGCAACAGGGTCAATAACGACATCGCCTTCGTCGGTAAAAATACGAATAAGATTTTCTATGACGCCTATCGGCTTTTGTGTCGGGTGAATTTTGGGCGTTACATTGTCGCGCTGCCAGTCAAGGCAATTAAAAATCATTCTGCCTTCGTTATTGAACTTAGGTAGTTTATCCCGATAAAATAAAACCGCGTATTCACAGTTCCCGACTATCCGCATATTTGCTTTTAATACTTGCGCCGAAAAGTTTTTGCGAAAAACAAAATTTATGTAATTCGGCAGTCCGTATCTTTTGGCAAGCTCAATAAGCTCGAATTGCTGTTCGAACGCACAAAACACAATCATACACGGGGCTCTGCCTCTTTCCTTCGGCTCTTTAATTAACATCTTGCTGCAAAAGTGCATAAATTCAGGCGGTCTAAAATCCTTGTCAGTATCGAAAAACTGTTTGCCCGCAAGCTCTGATTCGCCGTTTTTATTGTCGCCGTCTATGTACCATTGCGGATTACTGCCATATGCGTTGTTTCCGATGTTGTACGGGATGTCGGCAATGATTAACTGCGCTTTAGGGATTCCGTAGACTTTATAATTTTGAAAATGGTCATTATATAATTTTATGCGCTCCATTTTTTTTAATCCTTTAGAAATTCCCCTTCAAGCACTAGTGAGACACGAGGTCTATATCCGTTTTTCACTGCTTGTAAAATCTGTTTAGGAATAAAATTTTCCGGCACTTCTGCTTCATAAGCGAAATAATCTGCGTCAAGCCCAAAAGCAATTTTACCCGGATCTGCATCTTGCCATGTAAAGACCAACTTCATTTTTTTATTCCTCTTTTAGATATTCTTTTGTAGGGACACGCCACTCTTTATCGCCCCATCGCCGAACGACAACCAGTTGACTTGTCGCCGGGTCTTCTGTGAGATAGCAATCTGCCAAGTTTTCGTTGTATTTATACGTGGTATAAACAACCTCAGAATTCGACGGTAAATGTTTCCACTCTCCTTTACCTTGTGCGCACCACTGCGCAAGCTCTCTATGCGTTGCTAGTTCTTCCATCTTTTATTCCTCTTTCAAAATTATTCCCAAGTCTGCCGCGAGCACGTGCGCAGCTTCGATGAGTTTTGCGCACTCGTCGGTACTGCTTTCGCTTTCCGGCTTCGGAGTTATAACCCCGTGAAAATCGGTATACGGATAACCCATCTGTTCAACCGCAATCATTTTCACGGCGTTTTTAACCGCGTCGTAGTCATTTCCCGTTACGTTGCATATCTGCATGATATGGCCATTGAGGTGATGATTCTGCGATCCGTCGCCCGTCGTGCGGGGCTTCTTCGGCGGCTGTATGGTAACGAGGACATAATCGTTGTGTTTATCCCGGCACTTGGTAAGCTCGCGCTTTATCGCTTCGCGCGATACCTCGTCGGCAGGCACTGCAAACGCGATATGTCCTTTTATAAACTCACGATGCAAAACAACCGATATCATCGCAGCCGCCTCGCCTTAAAACGGAATATCATCGGGAAAATCATCAAGCCCGCTGAATTCTCGTTGCTGTTGTACCTGTCCGCCGCCGAACGGCTGTTGCGGCACCCATGCCCCCTGCGGTGCTTGCGGCGGATTTGCACGGTATATTGCTTGCGCCTTTGCACTGTATTGCCCGTATGCTTGCTGCGGCGCGACAGCCTGCTCGTCTGTTCTGCCGCCAAGCAACTGCACAGCATTGGCGATAACTACAACTTTGCTACGCGGTTGTCCGTCCTGCTCCCAGCGTTGCTGCTGGAGCCGCCCGTTTATGGCAACCTGTTTTCCTTTGGTCAAATACTGCTTGAGGCTTTCCGCCATTTTCCCAAACAGAGTAATGTCAAAAAAACTCGCTTCTTCGACCCACTGTTCACCGTTTTTGCGGCTTTCATTTACGGCAATCGAAAAATTAAGGATGCCGGTTCCGTTCGCTGTATACCGTAGTTCCGCATCACGCGTTGTACGGCCTACCAAAATCACACTATTTATATCAGTCATATTCACCCCCTATAAAACCCTGCAAATTCCGCGCAAGACGTCGCGCGAAGCCGCCTCGACATTGTCCGCATATACGCTTATGTCTACACCTGTTCCGTTTACCGTGCCGACAACGTATTCGCTTGCGTTGTCATAATTCAGTTTAGTTTCGGTTCCCGCCCTTGACAGCACTGTCGAAAGCTCCGCACAAAACTGCTGAATGCTGCCCGCTTCTCTTTCCGTTTTCATTTTGCCACCTCAAAAATTGAGTTTCTCAAAGCCGGCATATTCAATGCCGTGCGAGGTAAGGATAGATTTTACCATCGTAACCTCCGACGGCTTAATGCGGATTGTTACGACGTATTCAACCGCTTTTTCTTCTTCCGGCTCGATTCCCAGCGCGGCCTTTGCCATGTCGCCGATTCCCTCATTTCGTTCCTGCCGGATATTTTCTGCCCGTTCTTCGGCTTTCTGGCACTCAATACGTTCGTTGTGCTCCCGTTCTTCGCGCTCGGCCTTTTCCTTTGCGACCGCTTCGCGCTGTTTTGTCAGTTCCTCGCCGTACTCCATTGTTTCCGAGATGTTCAGGCACATGAGATAGTGCGCCTTAAGCGTTTCCGCGTCGTCGCCGTACTTTTCGATGATTTTAAGCTCCGAATAAATCCGCTTAATAATTTCGTCCATCTCCGCGCTGATGTCGCTTTCTTTTGCCGTTTTATTCAGCCACTTCGTATTAAAGATTTTTTCAAGCGGCACAACCTCGCAGTTTTTCGCTTTCCAGATTTCATTGACGCGTTCCTGTTTTGCCGCTTTTTCTTCGGCTTCTTTCGCCTTGACGATTTCATCAAGTTTGCCGCTTGCTTCCCCGATTTTCTTTTCAAGCGCCTTACAGCGTGCCTCAAAATCGGCGTACGGCTTCATGAGCTCTTTCATGAGCTGGATGCGCGATTGCGACAAGAGTTTTTGCGCGTTGTTTAATTCTGCTCTATCTTTTTTCGCCGCGTCCGCATCCCCCAGATACGTTTCAGGCGTGTAGCTTTTCAGTTTTTCATCTACAAAAAGCTCAAGCCCTGCAATATTTGTTTCAAGCACACCCGAAATGTTTTTCGTTACGACAAGTTGTAACGCATTCGCCTGTTCCGGAGTATTTTCCGTTTGTTTTTTCTCTGCCATATTCAACCTACCTGCATTCCTTTTTTAGCAAGATACGAAACGACGCGGTCATACATTGCAATGACTTCCGCGTCGCTTCCCGTGCGGAGCGCTTCTTCGGCGAGTTCGTACGGCTTCCCGCTCAATTGACTTTCATACTTCGTCAAAAGCGTTTCCAGTTGTAGTGCAACGTCCGCCGGTTTCGGTTCGTTCTTTACTTCCGCGACCGGTGCTTCGGGGACTTCATCGGTAACCGTTGCCGTCGCCTCGTGCGTAATGTCGCGCTCTTTCGGCGCGTCCACACCCATTTCGTCGTTGGTGTACGGCATACCGCCGAATTCGTCGCTAAAACACAAGCGGAACGCTTGCGCGATTGCGACCTTGCGTACCATAAAACTCGGCATTTTGCGCCAAATCGCATTCGGTTCGCCCGTCCTTTTTGTCTGCACACACTCGGCGTAATACGCCGTATGCGTAAACGGGTGTGTCCAGTCTTTGCGCCAAATCGTAACCGTCGCGGCAAGTGTCCCGTCTTGCAAGCTGCCCGTTACCTGCGCTTGCCAGCCGTCGAGCTTGCCGATACGTTCCGCCCGTTTTAAGTACACCTCATATCCTGTTACGATCGAGCACTGCCGATATTGCCCCTCGCCGTATACCGTACAATAAATTTCGCGCTTGAACGGATTAAGCCCGTACAACCGCGCCATGTTGACAAACATTGCCTTTTCATTCGGCAAGAGCGATTTTGTCAGTCCGGTTGTGTCGAGATATTCGGCAATCGTTTTTTCGTCTACGGGGGTGATTATCTCCGTAGGCTCTTTTTTAATAACTTCATTCATTCTTGCACCCCTTACCATTTTTACGCGCGCGGCCGCTTGCGTTATTTCGGCGCGTGGGGCTTGCACCCGCTTTATATCTGTGTTGCGCCGATACTTGTTTTTACTCTTCCACCAACACCCCGCACGGGCTGCCGTCGTCGGCGAATACAAATATCTCAGGCAGCTCGCCTAAAGTAATCCAGCTAGCACCTACCATAAGATATTTACCTTTGTCGTTATCTTCGTATGCGTGCACTAAAAGAGTCCTGTTGTCCTTAGTGTCTTTTATCCAGCCGCCATGTGCGCGTATTGATCTCATCGCTTCTTCAACGTTTTCAAAGGGCTCGTACTTCGGTTCGGCTGGAGGCTCGAGAAGGTATGCTAAGCACCAAAACAAATCTTGCTCATTTCCGAAACGCGCTTCTTCGTGTTCATCCGCTACTACTTTAAGCGTGCACTTTGCACAATCGCACTCTACATATGTCCGCAAACCGCCAAGAGTGTTCGCAAAAATACATATGCTCCCAATTGGCAACTCATCCGCGTTTACCGCCGTGTAAACCCGGCTCTTGTCAAACTCCATTCTGTGCCCCCTATATACATCCTGCT